AAATAAATATGTAGGAACAAGTGCTTCTTCATACGGAGCATCATTTACAACAAATGATATAATAGGAATACTAGCTGGAAATGGTACACTTACTTTTTATAAAAATGGTTCATCACAAGGTGACGCTTTTACAGGTTTATCTGGATATTATTTACCAAGTTTTGCGGAGGTTGGAATGACAGCTTCTATAAATTTTGGCTCTCCACATTTTAGTATTTCGTCTGGTAATTCTGATCCAGCGGGATATGGTAATTTTGAATATAGTACAAATAGTGGATATACACTTAACACTAAAAACTTAGCGGAGTATGGATAATGGCTTATACAACTATAGATAATCCAGGTTTATATTTTAACACTGTTACATGGACAGGTAACGATAATGAATCTAGAGATATAGATGGCGTGGGATTCCAGCCCGACTGGGTCTGGGGTAAACGTAGAGATGACGCTGCGGGCCACAATTTACTCGATGCCGTAAGGGGCGCTGGTGAAAACGGAGAGTTACAATCAAATAGTAATGGTGCTGAAGGTGGCGGTGCACAAGATCGTTTTGGTTACCTTAGTGCATTTTTATCAGATGGTTTTAGAGTTGAAGATGGATCAGAATCATCAGGCGATAAAGCCTATTGGAATCAAAATAATGCAACGTATGTGGCCTGGTGCTGGAAGGCGAACGGTTCAGGATCATCTAATACAGATGGAGGTGTTACAAGTTCAATAAGTGCAAATCAAACTGCTGGTTTTAGTATTGTTACCTATACTGGCACTGGCAGTAATACTACTGTTGGACATGGTCTTGGAGTAAAGCCAGATTTTATTCTTTTTAAAAAACGAGAAGGAACTTCTAATTGGATTACTTATGATTCTTCTAATGGTGCTACTAAATATTTACATTTAAATCTTACAGATAATGTTGCTTCAGCTTCAACTGTTCACAATGATACAGAACCAACAAGTTCTGTTTTTTCAATTGGTACTAATTCTCATGTTAATACTGCCTCTGGAACGTATCTAGCATATTGTTTTGCTGAAAAACAAGGCTATAGTAAAATTTCTAAATATACAGGCAATGGAGCTTCAGGTACAGCAGGACACCTTGATGGACCTTTTGTATATTGTGGTTTTAAACCTGCATGGCTTTTAGTAAAAAGATTATCTGGTACAACACAAGGTTGGTATATGTGGGATAACAGAAGAAATGGATTTAACAATAACAACTTTAATTTAGAAGCAAATGATTCTGTTGCTGATGATACTGGCAATTTTAGAGTAGATTTTTATTCTACCGGTTTTAAATGGAGAGTAAATGATTCAATAGTCAATAATAGTGGGACTGAATATTTATTTATAGCTTTTGCAGAGTCACCTATTGTAAATTCTAACGGAGTACCAAACAATGCGGAATAAATTATGTTACAAAAATTAAGATTTGCACCAGGAATAAATAAACAAATTAGTTCTTCTAGTGGTGAAGGACAATGGACAGATTGTGATAACGTTAGATTTAGATATGGTATTCCTGAAAAGATAGGCGGTTGGACACAACTTGGTGGTACAAAAATAACTGGACGTAATACTGCTATTCATCACTTTGTAACAACGAATGGTATTAAATACGCAGCGCTTGGAACTAACAGAGTGTTGTACGTTTTTTCAGGTGGTGCTTTTTATGACATCCATCCAATTAAATCGACAACAACATTAACAAGTGCGTTTACAACTACTAACGGATCATCAACGGTTACGATTACATTTGCTAGTGCGCACAACATTGAAAATGTTGGAGACATTATTTTACTAGATAACTTTTCATCAATTACTAATTCTAATTTTGTATCTACTGATTTTGAAGATAAAAAATTTGCAGTTACTACTATTCCGTCTGATACAACAATTACCATTACTATGCCATCTAATGAATCCGGTTCTGGTGCAACAACATCTGGAGGCATACGTGTTCAGTATTATTATCCTGTAGGTTTAGCGTTAGAGACAGCAGCAACGGGTTGGGGTCTTGGACAGTGGGGTGGTCGATTATCAGGACAATTTACATCAACGCTATCATCATCTCTAACTGATAGTGCTACAAGTTTAACCATGGCAAGTTCGTCTTCTTTCCCATCATCTGGAACGGTGTTGATCGGAACTGAACTTATTGCTTACACAGCAAACAATGACTCTGGAACACTATCAGGTTTAACAAGAGGATCACAAGGAACCACAGCTGCCGCTCACAGTTCTGGAGCAACGGTAACGGATGCTGCCTCTTTTGCTGCTTGGAACAGTGCGCCATCAGGAGACGTTGTTACTGCACCAGGAATCTGGTCTCTTGATAACTTTGGTAATTTATTAATTGCAACCATTAACGGTGGTGAAACATTTAGTTGGAATTCAGAAGCAACCGCTGCAAACTCAACACGTGCAACAATATTAGCAAACGCACCAACAGCAACAGCTACAACATTAGTCTCTACACCAGACAGACACTTAATATTTTTTGGAACTGAAACAACGATTGGTACAAAGTCAACTAAAGATCCGATGTTTATTAGGTTTTCAGATCAAGAAAGTATTGATGCAACAACATCGTATACTCCATCATCAACCAATACTGCAGGCACACAAAGACTTGCAGATGGGTCAAGAATTGTTGGAGCTATTCGTGGTCGTGATGCAATCTATGTTTGGACCGACACGGCATTATTTATTATGCGTTTTGTTGGACCACCATTTACATTCTCGTTTCAACAAGTTGGAACGAACTGTGGTTTGATTGGACAGAACGCTGCCGTTGAAGTTGATGGAACAGCTTATTGGATGTCAGAGAATGGTTTCTTTAGATACACTGGTAAGTTAGAGTCGTTACCGTGTTTAGTTGAAGATCATGTTTTTGATGATTTAAATACAACACCAAGACAACATATCAACGCTGGACTTAA